CTTAAAATTAAGAGCATTACAAAGTGAGTATAGAATTATTAATAAGTGGTATCTTCAGTGGCAGGTTCCCAATGAAGGGGAGACTAAGGAAGAATTTAAAATTAGACAGAAGAGAGAGTGTACAATTAGGGAAGGAATCATTAGAGATGCAGGACCAGATAAAATTATTAAAGTCATTGACACTTTATTGCAGTGCCTATATAAGAGGGGACATATTTCTGGTTTCTTTTTAACTGCACTTGCCAATTGTTTGGTTGGCAGAGTTTTACATTCATATTTCTTTTTGTGGACAATGAAAGAATTACGACGAAGGTGGAAGGAGAACATTACCATGTGTATCGACTGGTATGCTACGACTTTTGAGGTACATCCAGTTGATGCCCATGAAGCTTTGAAAAATTGTTGGAATGATAATGGTTTTGACATTAATACACATAATATACGTAAATATTTTCATGCCATTTTAGGTGGCGATGATAATTTTTATCTGATGAGTTCAATTATTGGGAAAGTATATTTATTTAGAGTTATGTGTACAGTTTCGGCGTGGCATGGACAGAAGTTTACAAATCCTTCAAAAGATGGTAATGATCAGGGAATTAAGAGAATTGATGAGATAACCTTTTTGAAGCGTAGATTTGTTAAGTGGGACGATGGTTATTATCGTGCACCGATGGATGTTTCCGACATTGTTGAAACGATGTATTGGAAGCAGGTTTCAATGGATGCCAAGGCAGCCGCAACTCTTAATTGTGAATGGGCAATAAGAGAATTCTACCATCATGGTAGAGAGGTTTTTGATGAGTGGAAACCTAAGATAAATAAAGCCCTCATAGAACAGAATTGTAGACCAATTAATTTAACTTTTGACTATCTAGACTCGCGTTTCTTCGCAGAGGAAGATCAAAGCTACGACCAGCAATATATAAGTGGCGCGGGAGGACTAGAGGAAGAAGGAGTTATGTGTGCACAGAGTGGCAATGGAGAAAAGATTCCTGAAGCTTTTACGGTAGGTACTAAAGTGCTGTATTCAGCAACAAAGAAAGAAGAAGGAAAAGAGGCACAATTTATCATTGTTAAGAAACCAAATGGTGAGTTACAACAAGTAAGGATACCAAATGGTTTTGTAGGGAGAACAGCCTATGATGAATTAAGAGCTCAAATGACAAAGGATAGAGCACCAGAGACACAAAGTGAACTTAAAAGGAAAGCAGAGGAAATTTC